CTCAAAGACGGCGAGCATGGCGCAGAAGTCATCTCAGCTGCTGGCGATCGCAACCAGGCGCGCATTGTCTTCGAAGTTGCTTCTGCTATGGTGCGTCAGAGCAAGGTGCTGAGCAAGCACGTGAAGATTAAGCAGAACAGCTTAGAGTATAAGAACAACTGGTATCGAGCCATTAGCGCCGAGGCTAACACGAAGCACGGCTTCAGCGCCTCAGCTGTCATCTTCGACGAGCTCCACACGCAGCCTAACCGCGATCTGTGGGACGTACTCACTACCAGCACCGGAGCCAGGGCTCAGCCGCTTGTCGTCGCTATCACTACTGCTGGCCATGACGTTAACAGCATCTGCTACGAGGTGCATGAATACGCCGAGCAGGTGCGCGACGGGCAGATAGAAGACCCTACTTTTTTGCCTATCATTTATTCAGCTAACGAGCAGGACGATTGGAGAAAAGAAGAGACCTGGCGCAAAGCGAATCCCGGCTTCGGCTCGATTTGCAAGCGCGCCTATTTCGAGCAGGAAGTGCGCAAGTGCGAAAGCAACAGCCGCCAGCTGAACACTTTCCTGCGCTTGCACTTAAATATCTGGACAGCAAGCGAAACGCGCTGGCTTACAGACGAGGAATTCATGCGCGGCGCGGCCGAGGTGCCAAGCGACAAGCTGAAGCGCTTACCGTGCTACATCGGCTTGGATTTGGCAAGCGTAAAAGATTTAACCGCTGTCGCTCTCATCTGGCGCGACGACGAAGAAGACTGCTTTTATCTACGTGTGCACCACTTCTGCAATAGTGTTAAGGCGCAAAGCAAGGAGAAGAGTGGCGGCGTCGACTACTTCGCATTCCAGCGTGCAGGTTTCGTCACTATCACCGAAGGGAACGTCACTGACATGAATGCGGTCCGCGACTACATCCTCGCCGCAAATGAGCAGTACGATCTCAAAGCGCTCGCTTTTGACCGCTACTATGCTGAAATGGTCGTTCCTGAACTTATCGCTGCAGGAATAGACTGCCAGAAGTTTGGCCAGGGCTACGCGTCCATGAGCTACCCCACTAAGGAACTTGAGCGCTTGATGTGTCAGGGGAAGGTCATTCATGAAGCTCATCCAGTTTTGCGCTGGCAGATCGGCTGCGTACAGCTACAGCGCGACGACGCTGATAATATAAAGGTCAGCAAAAAAAAGAACGCAGAAAGTCAGAAAGTAGATGGCATCGTCGCCAGCATTATGGCGCTCGGTTGCTACTTTAACAATGCAGAAGACGAGGACGTAATCCTCTCGATTATTAGTCTGTAGCGTTTCATGTGTTAAGGATTGGTAGGCTCGCAACGGCGGGCCTACTTATTTATCTTTATAGCATGGCAAATAGGCTACAACGCCTCCTGGGTGTATTCCAGCGGGCACGCGTCGCGAAGTATGACAGCACAAGCATTGCTGCCCAGATGGGCATTAACGGCTACGGCTTTCGGAATATCGTGATGAATGAAACCAACAGCATGGCAATCTCCGCTGTCTACGCTTGCGTGAGCAAGATTAGTAGCTCTATCGCGGCGATGCCTATGCTGGTGATGCGTCGGGGGCCACAAGGTATAGAGCATGCGCCTAATAACAATGCGCAAATTCTGCTCAGCAACCCAGCTGAATACTGTACAGCTTACGAGTTCTTTGAAAGCTTGATAGCTCAGGCCTGTATGTATGGCTGCGGCTACGCTGAGATAGTCAGGGAGCAAGGACAGCCAGTAGAGCTGAAGCTGTTGAACTACTACGACGTGCGCCCAGTTGATGACACTTACAGCTCATACAAGCTAACTAACGGCCGCATCCTTCGCGATATGCAAATGCTCGTCATTTGTAACCTAGATCGCATGAGTCCGATACGCTTGCACGCTCAAAACATTGGCCTGGCTAAAGCAGCTGAAGAGTACGGCATGCAGTACTTTGCTAACGGCGGCCAGATGACTGGCGTTCTTAGCTCTGAGCAGCCGCTAAAGAACGAGCAGATAGAAACGATTCAGCAAAGCTGGAACCAAAGCAGCAACACTGCCGGCACCAAGCTCCTGCCTTTCGGCTTCCGCTACAACCGCATCGGCATCCCGCCAGAAGAAGCGCAGTTCATTCAGACCAGGAAATTTCAAGCTGAAGAGATCTGCCGCATTTTCAGCGTTCCGCCTGCGCTGGTGCAGCTTGAAAGCCAAACGACATACAACAACGTCGAGCAACAGAACCTGATGTTTAGGCAGCATACGCTTCTGCCCTGGGTTAAGCGCATCGAGCAGGAGCTAGACCGCAAGCTTATCGTTGGCGTTGACGTGCGCGACCACTACATCCGCCTAGATATGGACTCGATGTATCGCGCTGACAACAACAGCCGCGCTCAGTTCTACAAAGAGATGCTGCAGTCTGGCGTTATGAGCATTAATGAAGTGCGCAAGCGCGAAGACATGAACCCTGTCACCGGAGGCGATACGCACGCAGTAGAAGTAAACCGGATCGCTCTAGACCGCTTGCAGGCTTACAGCGACAAACTCACACAAGATGGAGGAACAGAAGAATGAAATTCTAAAGCGCACAGCTGAACTGCGCGCAGGAAAGAAGCCAATGACGCTAGAGGGCTATGCAGCTCTCTACGATGAAGAGACAGTTGTAGGCGGCCAGCGTGAGCGCATCGAGCGCGGAGCGTTTGAAGGCCGCTTAGATGACGACGTTAGGCTGTTGTTTAACCACGATAACAACATGCCGTTTGCGCGCACGACTAACGGCACGCTAAAGCTTTCGCTAGACGAGAATGGGCTGTATTATAAAGCCGATGTCATCGACACTCAAGCTGGCCGCGATCTATATGCAATGGTCAAGCGTGGCGACGTATCGCAGAGCTCCTTTGCGTTCAATATCAGCGAACGGCGTTTCGATGAAGGCGTTATGGTTATTGAGAAAGTAGGGCAACTTTATGACGTTTCTCCCGTAACTTACCCTGCGTATGAAGCTACTACCGTAGTGGCTCGTCAGAAAGAAGAAAATAAAACTGTAGAGACTATGCGTAAATACACGCTTGAAGATCTCCAGGCATTGCGCAAGCAGAAGAGCGAAGAGCACCAGAGCTTTGTCGCTAAGCTTGACGAATCCACTGAAGAGATCAGCGACAACGATATGATCGTAGCGCGCAATATGGTAGACGAGCTGGCTAAGCTCGACAAGAAAATCGAGCTGAAGCGCCAAGAAGCTGACGCTGCTGCACGCCTTGCGCGCGTTAGCAACGTAAGCAGCCAGAGCGAGCAGCGCGAGGTTAACAAGGTGAACAGCAAGTTCAGCCTGCAGCGCGCTATTACTAGCATCGCTGAAGGCCGCCACCTTACTGGCGCAGAGCTTGAGTGGGCTCAGGAGTACAGCCGCGAGGCCGCTCTCGCTGGTATCAGCTCTAACGGTAACATCGGGATCCCTGGCGTTGCACTTCGTGCTGGTGCAGCTGACGACTTCCAGGCTGGTAGCGGTGACGGCTCCGGCTTTGTCGCTACTGAGGTAGGCAACGCTATCGAGGCGCTGCGTGCTCCCGCTATGATTCAGCAAGTTGGCACCACTGTGATTAACAACGCCACTGGCAACCTGCAGTTTCCGCGCGTAAGCGTCAAGGCTATTGCTACAGCTGAGGGTGAGGTAGATGCTAGCGCTTCCAGCACTATGGAGATGGACACGGTAACGCTCAGCCCCTTGCGCGTTGCTAACAAGACGACTTACTCGAAGCTCCTTTTGATTCAAGGCGGGCCTGACGTCGATGCTGTTATCGCTCGCGATCTGATTGGTGGCGTTAACACGCTGATTGACCAGACTGCTTTTGCAACTGTGAACGCAGCGCTTACCGCAACCAGCACAGTGGAACTTACTGCCGCGAATGCTGCTGATGCAATCTTCGCGCTGGAAGCTGCTGTAGCTGACGCCGGCACCGATATGAGCAACCTGAGCCTGGTAGCTAGTACCGACGACGCTCACAAGTTCTTGCGCCAAGCGCCAGCTGTTGCCAGCATCACAACGCTGCTTGGTGAGTATCGCTACTTTGCTACTCCACACATCAAGGAGTCCGGCAAAGAGGTTGCCATCTTGGGCAACTGGGGGCAGGCTGCTATGATTGCCTTCTTTGGTGGCATCGACTTGTTGGTTGATCCGTACAGCGCTGCTGGCACTGGGCAA